CCTGGATACGGTGCTGGCGTCAATCCAATGACTGGCGCTCCTCTTGGTTTCTAAGGACTAAAACATGGCAACCGACATCGTCCAATCACTTTTCGGCGTAACGCCCGAGGCTTATCAGCGCCAGCAAGCGGCGCTGTTGGATAGGCAAGCGCTCCAGTTTGCACAGCTTGACCCTATGGCGCAGGCCACCTACGGCATCTACCGTGGGGCTGGCCAACTCGGCGGCGCTCTCGGGCGTGCGCTGGGTGGTGAAGACCCTGAACTGGCGCGGATTACGGCGCGGCAGCAGATTGCAGGTCAGCTAGACCCCAATGACCTAACCACTTTTGACCGTGGCATTGAAATGATGCGACAAGCTGGTGATGGCCAAGGTGCGATGATGTTGGCAATGGAGCGAGAAAAAGCTCGGCAGCAAGCACTTGTTCGCTCAGACGAGGCACTTGTTCGCGCAGATGCGGCAGCAAAACGTCAGAGGGAAGCGGCTGCGCTGTTGCAACAGCAGGAAGCTCAGGCGATTGCACAAAGAGCGTTTGTGCCTCAAGAAATATTGCCAGGTATTGGTGCAGAAAATACGGGAGAAACTGTTACTCCTGCTTCTTTTGATGTTAGCCGTGTTGCGGCTGAGTTGATGCGTACACCAGCAGGGCGAGCAGAACTTAAAAACTTAACTGAGGCGCAAAAGCTAACACGGCCAGAAACTATTTCCGTTAAACAAGAAGAAATACTTTACGAAGTTCCGACAAAACCTGGTGGTCAATACAAGGCTATTGTTGTTGGAGGAGCGAAACCAACCCCGTTTACTGGTGATATGGCTAACGCTTCAAACATCCTTTATCAGACAACCGATCCGCAAAAGATTTTTTCCAGATTTGGACAAGAAGGTCTTAATGCTGTTGCAAAGAAAGCCGAGCAACTTGTTGAAGCAAAGCGTCCTGTAACTAACATCACAAATCCTGTTACTGTCAATATGCAAAGGGGCTTTGGAGAAGATTTGGTAGGAACTATTACCGCAAATCAGAAAGCTGCCCGCACCGCACTTAGCACGCTTGGAACCGTTGACAACATGAAGATGTTGCTTGACGAAGGTGTAAAAACTGGTTTCGGTCAAGAAACCCTGCTTAAACTTGGACAGGCTGGTCAACTGTTTGATCCAAACTTCAATACCAGAGGTTTGGCTGGACAAGAGGCGTTCCAAGCGTTCTCAACGCAGATTGTGCTTCCGCAAGTTAAACAGCTTGGTGTAAACCCAACAGACACCGACTTGAAGTTTATCAATACAGGTTCTGCTGGTTTGTCTAAAACTGTCGATGGAAACAAACTTCTGTTGGACACGTTGGCATTGAAACTTCAACGAGAACAAGATTTAGGAAAATTTTCCAATCAATGGCTTGCCGCTAATAGCAGACTTGTTAAAACTGATCCGATTGAAGCTCAATCAAAGTACAACACCGACTTTGATGCTTACACTCAAAGCAGCCCGTTGTACGGCCCAGCGGCCAATACGCTACGTGCGCGTTACTCGGCGCTTGGCGGGAATGTGCGCGGGTCTCCTGCTGCTCGTGGAGCGGCGCAGGCAGGCGGTTTTACTCGATAAGGAAATGACATGGCATCCTTGAATGATCAAATTAGCGAGTTCCGAGACGAACTAAAAATCGCCAGGGAAGAAGGCCGCATCACGCCAGAAGGCCAGAAGATGCTTGACCAGCTTGATACAAAAAGCTGGTCTACTGGTGGGTTTGGTCAATTCCTGCAAGGCTTGTCTCTAAACTTTAGCGACCAGGCGATTGGTGCATTCAAGTCTTTCCTTAGCCCTGCGCCAGCTCAGATTGCAACGGAAGTTGTTGGCCGGATGACGCCAGGGGAGCCTGCACCGAGTCCTCGTGATGTTGCAACGGCTATGGAGCGTATTGGCCTGAAAGAATACTCGCAGGAATATCCCGTCAGAAGCATTGCCGCCAATATTGCTGGTGGTGCTACTCCTGCGATTGTGACGCGAGGAAGAGCAGCACCTAGCGGTCTTCCAGCACAAATTGGCATAGCTGCTGCTGCTGGTGCCACTGCTGGTCTTGGTGAATCTGAGGCAGAACTCTTTAGCCCAGAATCCATGAAGTCTGCCGCCATCGGTGGCGGCATTGCTCTTGGTGTTTTGCCAATTGCAAAAGTGGTTGGCATGGGCACTGGCTCTGTTTATCGCGGCGTTGTAAAGAACATCTTTGACAATCCGCAGCGCCTTGGAACGGATGAAGCGCGTTCGCTGATCAAACAAGCGCTGGTGTCTGATGTTGGTGGCGTTGATGAGGCGGTAAAGTTTGTCCTTGAGCGCAAAGGCAAGCCTTATGCCTTGGCTGACGTTGGCCCTAATACGCGAGCGTATCTTGATGCTGCCAACTCTATCCCTGGCCCCGGCAAAAAGGAAGCACAGCAATTCTTGAGCGAACGCGACAAGGGTATGCTTTCGCGCCTGACCTCTGATCTTCAGGTTGCATTTGGATCAAAGGCCGCATTCTTTGATGAGTTTAATGCGCTCAAAAAAGCAAGGTCTGATCTTGGTGGCGCACTGTATGACCGCGCACTCAAAAAGGATGTGCCTGTTACGTCTGAACTGGTGACGCTGATGGAGCGTCCGAGCGTTCAAGATGCCTACAAACGTGCTGTCACTCTTGCACAAGAACAAGGCGTTAAATTGCCTGATGTTGCAATTGATAAGGGTCGCCTTGTGACTGCTGACGGCAAACCAGTCACCAGCATTAACAGCACCTTCCTGCATTTCATCAAGATGGGCCTAGATGATGTTGTCTTCACTGGCAAAAGCCCGACAAGCGGCATTGGAACTACACAGCTGAACGCAGTTAAAGACACTCGGACTGCATTCTTGAATCAGCTTGATGCGGCTAACCCGACCTACAAAAATGCTCGTCGAGTTTGGGCATCGGACACCGCTGTGATGGACGCGATGGAAGAAGGCCGCACGGTCTTCAACAAAAGCCCGAAAGACGTTGATATCCTTTTGAATGACATTAAAACAATGTCGCGGTCAGAGGTGGAAGCACTTCGCCTTGGCGTCATGCAGAACTTGCTTGATCGTTTAGGTGGGGCGCAGACTGCCGCAACGGTGGTCGGGCCGTCTGGTAACCCCGCGCTCAAGATCATCAATGACCCCAAGAATATGCGTATCTTGCGAGAGACATTTCCAAAGGACGATGCAGGAAACGAAGCATTCTCTAAGTTCATCAACAACTTGAAATCTGAAGTTGAGATGAAGAGCACATCTAAACAGGTGCTCCAGGGTTCGCAGACTGCCGAGCGCACGCAAGCGATTCAAGATGTGCGAGCTGGTGGTCAAGCAATGCGTGAAATGCCTGCAATGAGCGTGCAGGGCATTCTGATGCGTGCGTTGCAACGCGATTATGCCCAGCTTGGCGATTCTCAGACTCGTGCTGTTGCCGATGAGATGACCAGAATACTGACAACGACAGATCCAAAGAAGCTACAAAAAATTAGTAAAGAGTTGGCTGGTCGCAGTGTTTACGATGTTGTTAGCAAAGACATCCCTGAGTTGCTGCCAGCGCTTGGGCGAGCAGTCCTTGGCCCGTACTCAATTGGTTCAATGTCTGGCAATGTTGCTCCTAACGTGGGTGGCGCTGCTTCTGGCCTGCTTGGGCCTATTCGATAAAGACTAATGAGCGAGGAGAAGATCAACCACAACAGCCTGATTGAGAAGGTCTTAGGGTATGTGGATTCTCCGTTCAAGCTGTTTGCCATCTTGCTCATGGCGGTCTTCGCTTTTGTTGGGTATTTCGTTTGGCAGAACCAGGCGTTTTTGTTAGGGGCGTACAAGGAGCAGCAGAAGCTGCCAGCGATTGCTGAAGACAGAGTCGAGGACGTAGCGGCGCACCTGTTCAAAAACACAGACGCTGCGGTCGTGGCGATCTTCAAAGTGAATCCCATGTTCGGCACCAGAGTGCTACACAGGGCGTATACAAAACAGGGCCGCGAGAAGACGCACGAGGGACTGGATGTCGGGTTGTTTACTTCTAACGCATCTAACAACCGTGATGTCGTGGCACTGATGGCTGGGGAAATACCTTGCGGTCACTACAAAACCGCGCAGTCTGAAATTGGATTGTGGTATATCGAAAAGGGAATGGTCTACGGGTGCCGGGTAGGAGTCCCGCCCGAGCCGGGTAAACTGGTCGGGCAGATCACGGTGGGCTGGAAAGAGGAGCCGCCAGACCCCGACGCCTATCGCGTGCTTTTGCAGATTGCGGCAACCATGCTTTCAAGGAGTAAACAGTAATGGATTGGCTCAAACAAATTGCACCCACGATCGCCACGGCGCTCGGTGGGCCGCTGGCTGGCATGGCGGTTTCAGCAATCAGCAAGGCTGTCGGCGTCGAACCTGACCAAGTGCAGGACATGATCTCCAACAACAAGCTGACGGCAGAGCAAATTGCTCAGGTCAAGGTTGCAGAAATTGAGCTTCAAAAACAAGCGCAAGAGTTGGGTCTTAACTTCGCCAAGCTGGAAGTAGAAGATCGCAAGTCTGCTCGCGAGATGCAGGCCACCACCCGCTCTATCGTGCCACCAGCGCTCGCCGCCATTATCACCGTCGGCTTTTTCGGTATCCTGGCGATGATGATGTTCGGCAAGGTGGACGGCAACAACCCCACGATCCTGATGATGCTTGGCTCTCTGTCCACCGCCTGGACGGGCATCATTGCTTATTATTTTGGGTCGTCTGCTGGCTCCCAGGCCAAGACGGAAATGTTGTCTAAAGCACCGGCAATTAAATGATGAGCCTCGCCAACACCCTCACCAAGCTCAAGATCAGCGTTGACTGGGTTGAGCCGCTAGAAGAAGTCTTCCACCGTTACGAGATCAACACCCCAGCGCGGCAGGCTGCGTTCATCGGGCAGTGCGCCCATGAAAGTGCGAATTTCAAGACGCTAGAGGAGAACCTGAACTACTCCGCAGAAGGCTTGATGAAGACTTGGCCCAGCCGCTTCCCTACGTTGGAGACCGCGCAGCCCTATCACCGAAACCCCGAGAAGATTGCCAACCGCGTCTATGGTGGCAGGATGGGAAACGGCACCGAGGAAACTGGGGATGGCTGGCTGTACCACGGCAGAGGTCTGATCCAGCTCACCGGCAAAGATAACTATATGCTGGCGTCGGACTCGTTGCAGGAGGACTTCATTCACTCCCCAGACCTGATTCTGGCTCCGCGCTGGGCTGCAATGACGGCTGGCTGGTACTGGAACAAGCGCAGCCTGAACAAAGAGGCTGACGCAAAAGACTACACCGCCATGACCAAGAAGATCAATGGCGGTGTGATTGGTCTAGATGACCGCATCAAGCACATCAACCACGCGCTTGACGTTCTGACATAGCAACCAGCGCCTGATAAGTCAGCCGCGCTTGCGTAACCGCCTCCAGGGCGTGTTCCTTGGCCTCTTCTAAGCGCCCCTCGATGGCGGCGTTGTGTAGGTCTTTGAGGGCGTTCTCGGCCATCATGCAGGGGTAGGCGTAGTCGATCATGCTTTTGAGAAGATAACGAATCGGCGCGGTTGAAGGAAACGCTCTTTTGTGGTCAGGCCAGGGATGTGGCCGCTGTCGCGGTTTCGAGCGCGTTCAGAGTCTACATAAGCCGTTGCTTGGCGAGATAGTAGCGCGGTGTTGTCCTTTGAAAAAACCGATGGGCGTGGAACATTGCGCCAGCGGAACGGCGACTGTGGGTGGCAGGTGCAGGTCACTTCAAAAACTCCTTGACCTGTTCGTACACGCCATTACGCGCAGTGTTGTCAACCTCGTATTTTGTCCAACCCGCGTAACGCATCTCGTTCTCGCAGCGTTCAAGCAACTCAATCATCCGTTGCACCTGCGTCTCTGTGTACAAGCCCTCGTCATCAGGCCGGGTGGCGTGATACGCAGGAGGCTTCAAACCAAGGTTAGTTTGCCAGTCGTCTTTGCCGTGTTGTGCTACGGCTTTCATATACGACAACTCGCGTATCTTTATCCACGCTACGGGTTTCATTTCGTCACCTCCCTAATTGCTTTTTCGATCAAACCAGAAAACTCCACCCACTCGTCAAGCGTGAACAGGCTCATATGAAAGTCGCCAATCTGGGCTTCGTTTGGGTCTCTTGTCTCATTCGGCTTGTGATCCGGCAGTGTTACCGTGGTGATGTGCAAACCATCCATCTTGATGGTGACTTCGGTTGTTTTTATTTCGAATGTGCTCATGATGCATATCCATCCGTAATAAATTTGTTTTTTGCTTCTTCTAACGCACCAATCACCATCAGGCGGTCGGAGGCGGTGGAGGTCTTGATCTTGAACTGGCCTTTGTCTTTCCAAAAGCACAGCACGATCACAGTGTCAGGTGCCTCGTCAATAGCCTCGTTTAGCAACGCCTTGGCTTGCACTTTGTGGTGATCAGGTATCGTCAGTGTTTTTAGTTTGCTCATTTCTTTTTTCCTGTAGTAGGTCTAGGACAATTTTCAGGGGGAACAACAACACACCAGA